ATGTTCCGCATCAAGATGAGCCGATGGTTTATGAGGACAAATCGGGCAACGTATGGGATGCAATGCCAACAGACTTTCGGCACGCAAGCACGCTACCGCACATGGATTCCCTTCCTTCTAACGTAAAGGTCGAACATGAGTGAGGAACGAACGAATTGTCTCGAACCGTCTGGTTCTGATGAGTGGTGGATGTCGGGGTGGACTCGACTATACGACAAAATCAAAGCGACTGATGGATTTTATACCAACGGCGATTTGATGAATAAGCAGGCTTACGTGTTCTGCCGAATGGCTCAAATCGTCGTCAATCAGAACACTAGTGATGATGCACGCCGCTAGGCGTTGTATCTATCACATGGTTATCCCCAGACAAAACATACTCACATATCAACAAGTGGCAACATTATGTCTTGAAAACAACTTACAACAAAACTATGATAAACAAAACAAAACCACACAGCCCAGAAGCTGAAACCGCAGTCATTGCATCCTGCCTCCTTAAAGAAGATGGCTCAGTCTACGATGAAGTCTCACAGATTGTAACCCCTGCTGACTTCTACATTCAACGAAATCAAATCCTCTTCGCTTCCATTGCATCCCTAGTCTCACGTGGTGTTTCCTTGGACGAGGTTGCCCTCCTAGAGCAGTTACGCAAGCAGGGGGATGAGGAGTCGGTCGGTGGATTGACCACCATATACAGCATCCAGGAGGCCGTAGACACACCCTTGCAAGCCAAATACTATGCCGATGTTGTGAGAGAGAAGGCCAAGCTGCGTGAGATCATTCGTCACTCACAGCTTGCAGCAGAGCAGGCTTACAGCCAAGAGGAAGATGCTGATAAGATTAGCTCCTCCCTTGAGTCTAACCTTCAGTCCCTGCAAGATGTCTCACAGTCGGATGATGGTCATATACATACAGCAGCCGAAGCACTACGGGAAGACTTTAAGGCCATGCTCAATGGCACCTACGAGGTGAAGTCCGTGCCTACACGCATTGCACAGATCGACGAGAAGCTCACCTCTGGAGGCATTGCCAATGGTGAGGTGATGGTTATAGCAGCTCCAACCTCATGTGGTAAGACAGCACTAGCCCTTAACATCGTGCTACAGAATGCAGTGACACATAAAATACCAGGCCTCTACTTCTCTTTTGAGATGCAAGCTAAGTCACTAGCCAACCGTATGATTCAAACCTGTGCCGCCGTCCCTCTCAAGCAAATGCGTGATGGCGTGATGAAGCCTGAGCACCAGAAGCGTGTATGGGAAGCTACGGATAAGATGTCGGAAGCCCCAGTCTATACCAACCACTACGTCCGAAGCGTAGACGAGCTACGCGCCAAGGCTCGTATGTATAAACGTAAGTATGGGATTGAATGGATTGTAATTGACTACCTACAGCTAGTCCCGTGGAACTCTAAGCTCAAGAAGCACGATGGCATTGCAGAGGTTTCCCACCAGATCAAGCTCATGGCTATGGAACTAGACCTTCCAGTGTTCCTGCTCGCACAAGTTAATCGTGAGGGAGCCAAACGTGAGACAGGCTTAACCCTCTACGACCTAAAGGATTCTGGGGATATTGAAAATGATGCGGACATCATCCTCCTACTATGGCCAGATGGGGCAGACGTGAACGAAGCCAAGCGGCACGACCCAGAGCATGGCTCCTATGTCTCCATCAAATACAACATAGCCAAACAGCGTGAGGGGGATCGAGATCAGAAGGGGAAGTTCATCTTCAAGAATCACGTAGGGAGATTCTATTGATATGCCCTGTTATAAAATTAAGTATAGTAGACGGGATATGCCTGATCCTTGCACAGCATTAAAGTTTGCACACGATCCACAATCTGCCCTCAAGCTGTTATGCACAGGGACAGAAAAGAAGGGATTTAGATTGACTCGCTCTGGAGTTTCGGTAGAAGTCTTAGAAGTTAAAGAAATACAATAATAAAACAAAACATATAATGACATGGTATCACACAAACATAAGCTCAACACCTTCCACCTCTTCGCAGGAGCAGGAGGTGGCATTCTCGCTGACCTCTTACTTGGACACAATCCGATTGGAGCGTGCGAAATCGAACCCTACCCAAGGGATGTTCTCCTCGCACGACAACGAGACGGACACTTGCCGGCCTTCCCTATATGGGACGACGTATGCACACTCGACGGAACACCCTGGAGAGGAACAGTTGATGTTCTTTGCGGAGGATTCCCGTGTCAGGACATCAGTGCGGCAGGTAAAGGAGCAGGAATTAGCGGAGAGCGTTCGGGACTATGGAAGGAATATGCGCGACTCATTGGAGAAATACGGCCTCGTTTTGTCTTTGCCGAAAACTCACCTTTGCTTCGCACTAGGGGACTTGGAGTTGTCCTCGAAGACTTGGCCGCGCTGGGGTATGATGCTCGATGGGGAGTGCTGGGAGCTAGGGATGTCGGTGCGCCACATAAACGAGACAGAATGTGGGTCTTGGCCTACCGATGCGACTTGGCGCACACCAGCGGCACAGGAGCCAGGTATATCGGTGGAGAGGCTGGAGACAAAAACGGGGGAGCCATTGGGGAGTATGTGCCGACACTTCGACAAGGAGACCGGACGAATGGCACAGATCGGGCTGACTCAACAGGTGAAAGCAAGGCAAACTTGGCCTACGCCATGCGCGAGCGAGTATCGGGACATGGGGACAAATTGGCAGTCACTGAAGAACGTGGACAAAGGGGGCAGGATTTGCCGACGTATGGCAACGCTTGGAACGATGGAGACCCAGGAGACACCGAAGGCGCAACTAAACCCATCGTGGGTCGAGTGGCTAATGGGGTGGCCAATCGAGTGGACAGACTTAAAGCCATTGGCAACGGACAAGTTCCGCAATGTGCAGCAATGGCATTCTCTATTCTCTCAGAAGGACTAATCTAATTGATATAACAGAACTATGAACACAGACCTAGACGAAGCACGACAATATGCAGACACAATGCTTGAAGCCCTGGACGTTATGGGGAGGGCAATGTATTTTTGCTTGAACCATCCCAACGCACCAGAGTTCCGGGCATACCGCAAGCTCCTTATCGGAGCGCACGAACGTATGGGGAAAGATACCACCCACTTTCTAGCACAGATAGACGAGCCAGAACCTCCTTACTTTCCAACCGAAGAGGATTTAACACAACATGGCTAGAGGGGAAATCAATCCAATCATAGGAATAACCGACGGTAAGATGCGGACACTACTCAAGTCAGCTCTGCGTCCAATCTGGCGCAACACCTCACGCAAACGCTTCATACAAGCCGTAAGGCACAGGGGGACAAACCCTAAGACTGGACGGAGATGGTTCGCTGTTACATGTGTAGACTGCGGCAGGGAGATGGGAGTTTCGGAGAAGGAGGAACGCACCAAGAAGGATGGCACCTTGGAGAAGCGAGCTAAGAGTGTATATGAAGTTGACCACATCAATGGCATCACACCTATGACCGACATCAAGGACACCCTCGGTGAATACTACCACGACCTGATCTACGGAGACATGAGAATCCTCTGTGTAGCCTGCCATAAAAAACACACATTTGCTAAAAAAAAGTCTTGACCCACCACCAAGTTTCTGAAACTATCCGAATAAATTATGAAAACCATAGAAAACAAAACTGCTATCAACACTAGGAACAACGCCAATGTGATCGACGATGACGAATACTCTCCAGAAGTTTTAGTTGCCAAAACAAAAGAGGACGCCGATTATGCTTGGCTACAGGAAGAGCGCGAAATTGTGTGGCTTCGAGAAGAATAAATTATGACACAAGAAAATAAACAAGAAGCCTTAGCCCTAATCAAGGGGCGAGTTGAAGAGGCTCACAAGAATAAATACAAGGACGTGACGGGCAGAGTTTATGTCGACACCCTCCTCGACCTTTACAACTTAATCTCCAACAAACCAATTAACCAACAATAATTATGTCAAGAACACGATCAAACAGCCAAGGTTCATCGAACCCCGCAACCAAGTATCTCGGTTGGGATACTCAAGCTTCCGCCTGGGAGTTTTACGATAAAGAAAACAAGAAGTCCTGCACCCTCCCATCCAGCACAGCCTTCATTGTCCTAGATCAACTCAACACAGCTAAGGGTTGGGACGATCGCAAGGGAGGCCTGTGGTCAAATGAGGTGCGCTCTGTAGCTGACCAGCTCACTATCCGTAGTAAGGATGGGATTGTAGCTACGGGCACATGGTCAGAAGTTAAGGCGACCAATGGTATTAAGTTCACCAAGTCTGTCTATGCTATGGCTAAGGTTGGGGAAGGCTACGAGCTAGTCAACTTCCAGCTTAAGGGTTGTGCGCTTACAGCATGGATTGAGTTCCAAGACTCCATCGGAGGCCAAAGCAAACTCGAAGGTGATGTAGTTGTTGCCATCAAGGATGTTGTGTCCGACAAGAAGGGGGCTGTAAGCTTCAACAAACCAGTGTTTGGTATTGTCTCTGAAACCCTATCATCCGAAGCCTCAGCGGAAGCTGACTGCATGGATGCAATGCTCCAAGAGTATCTGGACTCCTACTTCAATACGACTAAGGAACCGACTAAGCAAGACGAAGTTACTACACCACCCGTTGTTGATGAACCAAT